ATTATATCGGGGACGGTGACCCCGCCGAAATTCTAGGCTAAGCTAAACGGTATAGTAAGGTAAGCTATAGGTTATCTATCGCTCTCTCTTCACGGTAGGGAGAGAGGGCGGTAGAGGGCAAGTAGCCCTAAGTAGATGCGAAAGAGAGAGAATATATGAACACTATGGAAGAGAATAAAGTAGATCTCACTAGCTTAGAGCTAGAGGGCGGGCTATTGCTAGAGCTATTGGAGGGCGTAAGCTCTCACGCGGGCAAGGATAAGAGCTTGCCTACACTTAACGCGGTACATATTGCAGGGGCGGGCGGTGATCTAATCGCTAAGGCTACCGATAGGTATCGCTTAATCGAGGGCGCGGTACGCTACGGTGACGGCGGGCTAGAGCCTAGCCTTGTATCACTAGAGGATATTAAGCGCATCATCACACTATGCAAGGCGCATAAGGCTAACCTAGTAAGTATTACCCGATTAGGTAATGCTATTAGCGTAAGCTCACTAGGCGATGTAGCTACTTTCGATCTCTTAGGCGGTACCTTTCCACCTACGGAAGAGCTCTTCGCTAAGAGTGAGAGTGACCCCGTAGCTATTGAAGGCGTAGCCTTTAACCCTGCGCTTATGGCCGATTATGCGAAGATAGCGGGCAAGGGTGCAGCTATTAAAGTGTACTTTACGGGCGCGGGTAAGCCTATGCGCGTAAGAATTACGGGCGATAAGATTACGTGGCGAGCCTTGCTTATGCCTATGCGTTACGTAGATTAGAGATAGTGGCGTACTATCGTACTTTACCTATACGGTAGAGTGCGGTAGTATCTTACTAAGAGCTAGTGAGATAGTTTAGAGAGAGGGCAAGTAATGGATAAAGAATTACTTATTAAGGCCTTAGATATTGCTATTAGCGTGTTCGATTATGAGCAAGATTTTTTTAAGGCCGATGAGCTGCGTGATTACCGAGATAAACTAGTGAAAGAGGGAGAGTAATGCAACTACAAGAGATAGATACCTTGCAAGACCTAATTCTATGGGTCGAAGAGAATATGCAGGGGGCGAGGGTCACGCAGGATAGCGCGGGCGATATCGTCATACACACGGGGCTAATCTCCACTATGGGTGGATACCTACACGAAAGAGAGGGCGAGGGTGATGAATAAGGTTAAGAGTGGCGATACGGTAGTGTTTAACAAGCCGATTGAATTCTTAAACGGCAAGGTACTTCAAGAGCTACGATTTATTAAACGCTCACAATTCTTAGATCCGATTACGGGGCAGGGCTATCATATTGTGGCGTGGCGTAACTATCCGCACACTATTAAGGGAGAGGGAGAGTAATGAGTACTTTATATCTATGCGGTAAGTGTTTAACGCGTGAAGATAAAGAGAGGGCGGTATTAGATACCCCACCCGCTAAAAATTATGTAGAGGTAAGTAACTGCCCTGATTGTAGAGAGGGTTTAGATACCGATACGATAAGCGAGGTAGAGGTGTTAAGCCTATTGCAATCGCAGGATAGCTACTCTAATCAAGTAGAGAGGGAGGGCGCGTACGCTGCCACTACCCTAGATCTAATTAAGGGAATTATGGCCTTAGACCCTGAGAATGATGAAGAGTATAACGATTACGCCCTAGTGGATATGATCGAGACGGCTATTAAGTATCACCGTAATCATCAGGATAGGGAGGACTAGCGTGAACGATTACTACTACGCGGTAGATCCCGCCTTTGATGATAATTCTGAATGGATCTCTTGTGATACGTGCAAGAGAGAATATGACCGTAAAGAATATAATTCTGATACGTGCGTAGAGTGTGAAAATAAACTAACTATCAAAGAGAGAGAGGGCAAGTAATGAAACTATGGGATGAATGGGAATATAAGACGGGCGATATAGAGCACGATAAAGACGGCAACAAGGTAGTGAGGATCGAACTTATTCTTACTACTACCCTAGACCGACACGATGTAATAAACGCTATATCTGATTTTCTAGAAGAGGGGTTAAAGTAATGAATAAAGAATATCTAATTGCTAAGGCGGATCTATGCAAGGATCTAGCCATCGAGCAGCTCACCAACGGTGATGAGAGGGAGGGCGTGGAAAATCTCAAGCGTATGATCCGTGCCTTAGAAGAGATCAACCTTATTAACTACTTAGAAGAGAGAAGAGGGCGATGAGTAAAGTAACGGGGTTTACTATCTTTAACAAGGCAACGGGGCAGAAGCTAGCAACGCTACCCTTGTCTATCCCTATCGGATCAACGGTGGATGCGTACAAGAGAGAAGGTCACGATATATCTTGGGGTTGGGAGGAGAGTAATGACTAGCTTTCATCCTAAAGAATATGATCTTATCAACCTATATGAAGTCACCGATGAGCAAGGTATAGCCCTATGGGGCGGTAATAATGAGGGTGAAGCCATAATTTGGTGGCTTAAAGGCAACCAAGCTGGCCGTATATTGGTTTCAGCGTGGGATAGCAATGAGGAGGATGCCTATATGATCGGTAGACCGATAGATATTACCGATATCGTGGCCAGAACCTACGATTATTATGGGCTAGACTGATGAGCTTTACTATCGGGATCATCATAGTATTACTGATAGCCTATGCACTTATAGTTACGGAGGAGAAATTTAATGACGGAGATCGCTAGAAGGATAGAGTCTGCCAAGCGTAGCGCGGTGGTCTATCGAAATTATAGGCGGGCGAGGGAGAGGGCTATGACTCGCCTATCCAATGCTTACCCTGAGACATACAAAGAGTTACTCGAACAGGAGAAAATTGTAGATGAACAGATGGGTAAGAAGTGGCTCGATATTGACGGCAGCACTAGCCAGTCTATGGATCTTAGTGCCAGTGCATCACCTACGGGTGGAGGAGAAGGCAACCAAGCCAGCTCCGGTCCAGACCAAGGCAACGATGGAGGAGAAGCGTGAAAATAAAGCACTTATCGTTAGTTACCTCCGTGCCCTCGGTTACGATGGGCAGCAAAGAAACTGTGCCATCACGCTTTGGACCCGTGAGAGCAGGCTTGACCACCTCGCCGATAACCCAAGATCAACGGCTTTCGGAATTGCTCAGCTCCTTAGAGAGCGTAGTAGAAAACCTGAACTACAAATCCTTCACGCTATACGATATGTTGAACACCGCTATCGAGGAAATTTCTGCAGTGCTCTCAAACACTCAGACCGAAGAGGGTGGTACTGATGTTTAGGTACTGGCTTATGTTCGGTATCAAGAGAGGGTGGATAAGTAAACCTTACTGCGCCACACACGATGGCAACTTTGACTATATGACTGAAGAAGAACTCTATGAATGGAATGAAGGTGGCGATCCCTGCCACGTAGCTATATCCGTGTTACAATAATCTTCTTTCCTTCCAGCACAACCTAGCCCTCACCGTTACCTCTTTCCGGTGGGGGTTAGTGCTTTATCCACCGTTGCTGTAGAACCCTGGACCCTTGAAGGTGATAGCGGGCGAAGACCAGATGCGAGACATAGAACTATGGCAGTCAGTACACATAGGCTCAATAACCTCAGCGTGGATAGACTGCTCGATCTCTCTGGTACTGCCACACTCACACTTGAAAGCATAGATCATAGCTTTACTGCCTCTTCGATGGCCTTATCACCGCAAAATACACAAAGTAATTTATCTACTGGTCGGTCCTCAAACTCTTCGTGCACTTTACCAAAAGGTGAACCTTGATTATCACAATTACTGCACTTACCAATCATCCCAACACCTTCTCAATAGCCTGAATAGTAGAACACGGCCAATTTGCTGTCGAGTAATCAGTACATTCTCTACAAAGAAGAACCCCGTCTGGCTTATGAGGTTTTGATGGATAGGGCTTATGTAATTCCACTACTGCAAGTAAAGCAGCAGCCAACTCACTGGGTACTACATTAGTTTCAGGTGTGATAGATAGCTTGGCTATCCTTGCCAGCAATTCTTCGTGTGTCATTTGGACTCCTCTAAATACTTTTCAAATTCTTCCGCTCGTGGTTTGGTTGCTTCGTAATGTCCTAAAGCTCTGTTGCATTTATTACAAAGCAATCCTCTAACCTTGCCTGTGTTATGGTCGTGGTCCACACATAGCATACGCACCTCATCACTGTTATTCTTTCTAGTAGTCTCAGGCATACAGCATATTTTACAGACTCCACCCTGTGCGTCAAGCATCAGGTTGTATTCTTCAAGCGTAAGGTTAAATCTTAACTTAAGCATCACATTCTTACGCTTATCTTTGTTGTTATCCCGATACTTCTTTTGGTATTCTCTTTCTTTAGGAGAGTTTCTCAAGCGACGCTTACGCTGGTACTCCCTGTGGTATTTTCTTTTATCTTCTATATTCATAAGCGAACCGCTTCATCCACGTCCAAGTAACCTACTAACTTGTAAACCTTATCCTTGTTCTCAAATTCAGTAGACACTGGCATCACTTGTGTATACCATTTAGGTTCTGGCAGATCCATAAGATCAAAAGAATATATACCAAGTGGAGTCGAGTTGATGTAGTACGGGATCAGATCTCGTTCTGCTGCCTGAGTGATGAGCTTGCGGTACTTAATCTCTTCGATAAGTAGGGTGGGATAGTGAGTCTGTCTGCATTTAAGTTCGATGTAGTGGGCAGCCTTCTCACTAGTGCAGTCATAAGTATCATAGATCCCAGGACTTTTAACCAAGTCAGGGTAGAGACTGCCTTTGAGATAATTAAATAACTCTTCTTCTTTCATCGCCAGGGTGTCTCCCCGCCTAGTTCATCCTGCAATCTGCGAAGAGCGTTGGTGCATCTACGATCAGCAGTGGACACTGCACACTCTAGGAAGGCAGCGATCTGTTGCAGCGTAGCGTTATCGTAGTGGCGCATACGCAGTAATTCTTGATCCTTCTGATCTAGTTTAAGATAACACTTCTTAATATCTATCAGGCTAGCAAGCAGGTTGCCACCTTCTGATGGGCTAGATGATCCGCGTGGCTGTCCATCGTTAATCATCTCCTGCATCTGCTCTAGCACTGTGCCATCTATGATGGATGTAATAACAAATGGCAGTAGCTGACCAAGGGTAAAGGTCTGGTAATACACTTCATCGTTAGTCTGATAGCCAGACTTGTTAGCCTTCTCCTTGCGTGCATAGCGTTCGACTGCACGCTTCATCTGCCAAGCGATACGGCTTTGGTTATATTCTAATTGTTTAGGATCTTCAACGCTCATCTGCTCAGTGATGTAGGCGTTACGCGTAACACCCCACGCAATACACTCCTGAGTAACATCTTCTCGCTCTACCCAATGCTTGTAGCGCCGGTGTACTGCATAAGCAACAGACGGCGCTAACTCATAGATAATCGGATGCAGCTCAGTCACAATCAGTAACTTCAACCTCTGGCCATACGCCATCTAAGACCATCATCGCAATAGCAGAGTAGTTCAATAGATCGAGGAATGAATCACGCAAGGACTCGTTGCTAGGTTGCACATCAGAGTCAACCAAGTTGTTGATGCGAGCTATCTTATCCCACATACGTACACGCAGACCATTAAGTGGTCCACCTGGTGAGTGAGCAATATTCTTTGGGCCGTAATCGTGATGCTTACGGATAAGTAAGTTACCTGCTGCATCCATAATACGCCAGACATCTGAAGCAAACTCAGGGTTTACCTTGTCGGTGTAGGGCGCAGTAGAACTGTCTCTGTCTCCGTATTGATCTCTAGGATCTGGAAGCCCATATGCTGCAAAGTCTGTATCATCTGTTGCCATTCTTCTCTACTCACCCTTTCGGTTCACCCACTAGCAAAGCACGCGTAGCCTCAACTCCGTGTGCTAGGTAGTAGTCATTGATGTCCATACCTGGTGGTAGTGTAACAATAGTTGAGTTCAATATCTCATTTGCGACACGCTTAGCAAAGTCTGCACCTGGGTTACTGCCATCTTCTTTGATGTCGTTATCGCCTACAACAAAGACTGTTTCATATCCTGTAAATAACTTAGGAAAGTGTGGCTTCCAAGACTGTACTCCAGGGACACCCACTGCTGGTATACCTAACATCCCGCTAGTAACTACTGCATCTAGCTCGCCTTCGCAGATAACTATGTAAGGCGATAGCGGTAGCACATCTGCCACGTTGTAGAGGTGTGCCTTCTGTCCAGTAGGTGATCCATACTTAGGCTTGCCATCATCTAAGCGCCGGAACTTAAAGCCTACGCAACTACCACCGGCGGTGATGTAAGGGATAGAGATCCATCCTTCATACATCTCGTGACCATTCATCGGATCGGTCACTGTGCCTAGTTGGAACTTAGCTGCTACAAGTTCAGAGATCCCACGTTCGTCTAGTGCGACTAGGGTTTCCGGACTTACCTCTTGGGCGTATCGCTGCGCCGCTTCCAGTAGCAATTTCGACTGCGCGTTTGAGGCCATCCTTAAACTCCAAGTTCTCTATGATGCAGACTATGTTCACTGCATTTCCACCCTTACCGCAGGTGTGGCAAAAGTATAAATTCTTATACGTATTGATTACCGCAGACCTGCGTGTGTCACTATGCAAGCAACACTTGACCGATACATCTTGTCCTTCTCGTACTTCCCCACCGAAGTAGGTAACGATTGGACCTATGGGGATTGAGTTTGCATCAGTGGAACCGGAACTCCCTCGACCTTTACCCAACCTGGACCAGTCTTGTGCTGGCATACGCATCCTTCACACTTCTCGTGCCAGTGTGCAGCACGCTTTAGATGGTTGAGTGAGTTCTCCTCACCTGCCTTAATACAATTATCGCAGATCATTCTTCTACCTTCTTACTCTCTAGTTCTTGTTGACCCTTCTGCCAAGCAACGCCTGCATCAAAGCCAGCGTTGTACCCTTGATCAAAGGACTCACTCTTTGCAGATTCATAACCTAGCCCCGCGAGTCGCCTACGATTTTCAGGTAGACCAATCTTGGTTGTCATACTTTCTTTGCTCGCTTCTTAGGCGCTGTCTTCTCAACGATGTACTCTTCGACTGCTGATTCAGCATCAGCCGCAGCAATAGCTGCATCAATTACAGCATCAAGTTCTTCTGCAGATTTTGGTACAAGTATCTCCGACGTGGTGATTTCACCCTGTGGTATTGGCATCATTGTTACTACTTTCCCCCATCTCTGGGATTGACTCATTGGCTTACCGCGTTGTGCAGTACGCCTTCTTTGACCAAGAGGTCTAATGGTTGCTGCCATCTGACTTCTCCTTCAACCATTGTGTTAGATCCTGGATGACCCAAGCCTTATCTATACCAGAGTTGCGACGCTTAACTACAACGTAATGCAGTGGCACTTCCCCAATACCACGAGCTTTAGCGTAGTTAAGCGCCTCAACTTCTGCTTGCCTCCAGAACTCCGGCAAGTTTAGTCTCGCCGTGTTCTTGAGTTCTAGTATGTAGGTCTTTCCCGCGACAACACATACTAAATCTCCCTCGTCATCTTTACCCGCTAGACGTAAGCGGTCAGCTACTTGACCCATAGATCGTAGCCACTTCATAACATCTATCTCAAAGGCAGCACCCTTAGCCTTATTGTACTTCGGGTTGCTCATCTACCAGTACTACCTTGTTGATCTTGTAGACAACATCGCCTGCTTCATCCTTAACTAACTCGACGATACCAGATTGCAGCAAGGCACCAACGAAGTTGGTTAGGTCTACCTTGATTGCATCAACGTCTGTACGCAGTGCCTCGATCTTAAGATTATCTCTATACTTGTTTGTTAACTGTACTTCAGCCATTAGATTCCCTATCTATTGTTGGACTATGTAATCGCCTTGATATCCACTTACTGCATCGTTTCTTAGCATAACACCCCACGCATTTTTATCCGATATCTGACAAGCAGCGTAGTTTACGAACAGTGTTACGTAGTCCTTGCCATCTGCAGCGTGTGGCCCAAAGCGGTTCTTTACTGCAGCTACCTTGAGTTCACCATTGGATGGGTCATAGCCCAGCGTTAGGATCAGCGCCGGTAGTTGACTTACCTTGCCGTGAATGGCACGTCTAGCAGGTGGATTAGATGGTGATCCGTACTCACTCTGCTCAGATACGTGGTGTAGCACAAGTACGCAGGCTTCAGTCTTACGTGCCATATCGTGCAGCTCCATCATTATCGCACGCAAGCCAGCCCACTCATTGTCAGTCTCTGCTGCTACGTTCATTAAGTTGTCTATCACAATTAACTCTGGAGCCTTGCCATAGAGTTCTACGTATGCCCTGATCTCTAACTCGATATCGTCCAGTGATGGTGATGAATCAAAGACCCATTTAATATGTTCTAGTTTTCCAAAGTGTTTATCGTAGTAGTGCTTATCCTTAGATAAGTTTAGCTCCACCGATACCTGCGAGTGACCAGATGCAACAGATGCTGCTCTCATCATCACGGTTGTAGTATCGGTATCTGCTGAGAAGAAGAGCGTTGATACATTTGCTTTCATCGCATAGACGAGAGCAAACATAGACTTACCAGCGTTAGGGGCCGCAGCTACCATACAGACTTGTCCTCGCCGGAACTTGATCTGCTTTAGTGATAGCCCCTGCCACACGTCAGGTAGTGGTGTTGCCTTGGTAAGCACCCCACTCCAAGCGCGTGATAAGTCAAGCAATGCCTTCCCCCTTTAATGTTATACGTCGTTTACGTCTGATTAGCCTGCGTTCACCTTCAGCAACGCCACCCCAGATACCGTGCATCTCATTTTGTATTCCCCATTCAAGACACTCTGATTGATGTGGACACCTTCTACAAATTGATTTAGCCATAACCATCTCGGTACTGTTAGAACTTCCAGCTACCTTTTCAGGAAACCAGAAGTCGCCACCGACTGTCGCGCAAGCAGGATTCTCATAGAACCTTGGCTCGCGCACCGATCATCGGACCCAGATAGTTTCGCACTTATCTGTTGCGCCCTTTGGTGCAGCGCACATATGACCCTTCCAAGGTCCCTTGCTTGATGTTCCTTCACGAAATGACATCACGCCGTGACGACAGGTTTGTACTCCATATGTTGCAGGAGCATCAGCAACTGGTGTTGCATTAAATGCTGCAGCTACTGCTGCAACTGTTGGCGCTGGTGCTGCTGAGCTGGCACCTAGTTCGACACCGGTTGCCTTGATGTTAAGTGCGTTCATAGCAAGATCTGCTAGTCCAGCTTCTAGTTCTGTAACTGTTGCAGCATAAAGATTGATAAGTGTTCCATCAGATAACTTGTAGTTAACCTGGAACTTTGTTCCTTCTGTAGCCATTTATTTTCCTCCGCTAGGTTTGATGTTTAGTCTTGCAGTTTCCTCACCTACACTTACTGGGACAAAACCAATAAGTTCTTTTACTTTTTCTTTGTCAACTGTCTCACGACCTTTAACCTTTGTCCAACTGATTTCAATACCACTGGCTGTGACACCAACGGTTCCCTCAAATGAACTCTTGATTGAATCTCTTTCAGTTTCCAGATCTTTAATCTTACGATCTAATTGTAGAAAGTGCAGAGCGTTCTTGTCAATCTGCTCGTCCTCAATGATTACTTCACTCAGGACGATACGTTCTTTTTTTAAGCCAACACAACCCATCATTCCTGATGCGTCGTAGTACTGGCAGTAGTGCTTACAGAATGATTCATCCTTCTCAGGTTCTGGAGCTGACTCCATTGCCTTGATCTCAGTTAACCACTCCATAGCCTCTAGTGCAACATCTTCATCGTAAGGTTCTGAGTGAACCTTGACATCCTTCTCAGCACCATCACGAGCTATAGCAACTAGGTTTACAGTGTTAACTGTGTGACCATTCTGCGATAGCAAGTATCCATAGATCTGTACCTGCCAACGCTGTTGCTTTGATGGGAAGTAAGAAAGGTTCTTGACCTTGCTTGTCTTCCAGTCAATGACTGCACCAGTACTAGGTATAAACAAGTCCACGTGTGCTTTCATATCACCGTGTGCTACTGCAGTTTCAACTAAGTAATCTTTACCATCTGGATCTAGGTGACCGATAGCATCTTCGATTGCAGCGTGGATAGCAGTACCCATAATTGCTGCCAGCTTTGACTGGTTCTCATTAGTCTCTGGCTGACCATTCAATCGGTACCAGACCTTACGGCGACATCCACCTATCTCTGATGGACCTACCTGTGTCTGAGTACTGCGATCACGAGAGGCATCCTTAGCGTGGAGCACTGTTAATAGCAGTTCCTTGGGATCTGTAATCATTGCGGGTTCCTTACTATTTTTACTGCTTTGTGTAAGCCATCGTTATAGCCTTCTTCGTATTTGCCATACGCAACAGGAAGATATTGATCTTCTATGTCCTGTGCGATCTGCTCACGCAGTTCTATCTCCATAAATACTGGTGTTGCTGATCTGCGACCAGAAAGTATTGCTTCCTCTATCGCATACTTAAGTGTCTTTTCCATTATCGCTTATCTCTATACTGTAGAAACGCATCGAAGGCATACGCTGATACAAAGCCAAGCAGTAATCCAAATAAAAATCCGAGCATTGTTTATCCTTTCTCTTGAGTAACTAATTGAATCGGAGGACAGGTGTTCACGTCAAGTACCGACGCGATCTTTATTGCGCGTTCTGCTACCACCTTAGACATAAGCAGAGACTTGTAGGAACCAGGCTTGAGTGAGTAGAGGTAGCCCAGAGCAAACGCTCCACCGCTACCTGCTGCAAAGAGTCCACGCTCGCTGGCGTTGAATGACAGATCTGATCCTATAGAAAATAACATCCCATCAAAGGCGATGAGGTAAGCAAAGCTGGCTTCCTTATCGGATGGATCGTATCCATTATCCTTAAAGGCAGCGTAGATACTTGGCAGTACTCGCTTACCCATCCACTCGACAGGATCGTAGCTCTTATACGTTGGTGGTTTCCAATTAAAGGCGAGGATATCTCCAGGTCGTGAGTCGCCTGTGATACCTATCAGGTACTCACCTACGCTTACGATCTTAGGTGTCTGGGTAGATATGATGCGCTGATCGTTATCGGTGATCTGCGAATCAGCAGCGAGTACTACGAAGTCAGGTCCTTGGATACCTACCAGAGTTGTCATTGGCAGATCATATCACGGCGTGTCTATATCGGAGATTAGACATCGGGCATTACAATATGAGCCGTAGGCGAATTAAACAGACGGCCCTTATCGGGCCGAGGAGTAGGAGGCCCGACACTATGCGGCTCCGTCTACCAACCCTGCAATCTTTACGATGGCGCAGAAGTACCCTTCCTGAGCCTTACGGGGCCGATCTGAGGGCTTTAGGACCGATCCACGCCTGTACTTGTGGCTGCACTATGTTCAACATTATGGCAGCCTTTGAAGATTATGACATAGCCTGGTGGCACCTCGACGGAACCTGTGCCAACTGCGGAAATCTGGTAACAATCCCTTGCCCTGTGGATAACCCTGATGGACCACAAGCTAACGGATATTGATGAGTCTGCCAGGACTGGCACCTGCTCAATCTGTGGTCACACTAAGATCAAACTCAGAGACAAGAACAATCCCCTCTCTAGTAGGTATCGGTGCAAGACAGTCTATAAACGTAACATCATCAAGAACCAGTACCCGTACGCAGTCCACAAGAAGGATGCCTGCGAGCACTGTGGTTTCATCCCAGTCCACAGCAGTCAGCTTGACGTTGACCACATTGACGGCAACGGTAGGAACCACGACCCGTCTAACCTACAGACGCTCTGTGCTAACTGTCACCGCTTAAAGACACACTTGCATAACGATAACGACTCTGGTATTTTTTAAGCAGTGGGGAAACCAAGTACCCACGAGTGCTGGACTAAACCTCTACAGACTTCGCGGCCTGTAGGGGTTTCGTTCTTTTCAGACATAAAAAAAGAAGCCCCCCACCCAGGATTTCTCCTGAGCAGGGGGCCATTGCCTCGCGCTTATGGGCTAATTACTTAGCTCCACGTCCAAACTCTGATGCCTTTGGGTCTAGTGCCTTAAGCAATGGACCTGCGATAGCAGCGATACCTGCTGTTGCTAAAGCCTTTGGATCTGTCACTCCGGCAAGGTATAGCGCAATTACTGACGCTACTCCAGCACGGAGATATGTTGCGAGCATTGATTTCATCTTTGCATTGATTTTCATTTATCCTCTTTCTTCTTAGGTAAAGGCTTAACTGCTGCCTTTACTTTGTTGATAGCCTTTGGCTGGGGCAGCCAAGGGAACCAAGGTGAGGTGTCGTTGCCGCACCCTTCCTTGATCGAAATATGTAGGTGCTTGTTGTGCTTGTTGGAACCGGTGTAGTCACGGTCACCCTTTTCCTTTGACCAGATTCTGCCTTGGAAGATCAGGTACTTCACTCGTGGATCATTACGCAGATCTATGTAGGCAATGGTGCAGTCAATACCCTTATCAGGATCGTGTGTGATATCTACTGCAAAGCCTGAGTTGTGGTCTGAGTTAGGGTTTTGATGGACGTGTGTTGCACTAGGTAGCAATCCATCTGATGCCTTCTTGCGCTTAGGAAAGTGTGCTGTTGCTTGACGCAGCGCTGCAATAGCAGCAGGTGTGGCCTTCTTTGCTAATGGGATCATAGTTCCTTCTTCTGTATCAGGATCTGGTAGAGGATCTCTACCTTCTCTTCTAAACGGATTACTGAATCCTTAAGTGAACTGCCAGAGTTAGGCTTGAGTTCATTGAGGTAGTGCTTTACTAACCATCTGACTGCTGTAGCAAAGCCACCAATGATGGTGACTACTGCTACTGCTACCGTTGCATAGTCTTGTGCTTGCATTAGACCGTCCGAATCGTGATGAGGAGTGTGCCGCCAAAGCCTGAGAATCTCTTATCCTCTGGAGTCTTATTGATGAAATCCATCTCTTCGATGATACCTAGGTATGACTCACCGGTTCTAAAGTCTTGAACTCGGATGGTGTCACCAACATTTTCAACAGATTCAAGTTGAGACATACGAGCATAGGCAGATCCTTCATAGCCTACTTCGTTGCTGAACTTATCGCTCTCGTGGTCATAGCAGAAGACTGGATATTGAATCAGACGCTGACGTGGAACTGCAGGTAGTGACTTCAACTGGTAGCCAGTAAATAGTGGACCCTTACTGACATCAGTAGTTGATCGAAGCAAAGTAAACTTAAATCCAAGGTATTCTTGTGCAGTAGTTGGATAGTTAACGTTGATCTCTGGAACAACTGCACCTTGTGAGAAGGTACCAATATTGTATTCAGTATCTTTTGAATCAATAGAATTGATGTTAATGCCACCGTTGGCTGTATCAATACGAGCTTGTAATAGTTTATAGATCTTAGTCTCAAGTGTGTTGTAGCGGATATAACCGGTACGCAAGTATCCACTTGCTACTACGCTAGTTGTAGATTCAGCATAGATAGTATTACCTGTAGCAAATGCTGCTCGATCTGAGTTACCAAAGAAGGCAACTTGAGATGCAGTTGTGCCAGCACCAGAGGCAATAAGATCCCAAGCCCAAGGAAAATACAGAGCGTTAGCGATCACAGTTGTAGACAAGTCAGTGCGTACTAGCCCTGCTTCACCGTCTACAAGGGTTGCAAGATAGGCATAACTATCTCTGAAAGCAATAGCAGTACAGGCAGCGTCTCTAAAGAGAAGTGGTCCATACTGGATGTCTCCAGTTGCATCAGCAACGCCTATTCTAAAACCTAGGCTGGTTGCAAGGACTGCATATGTACCAAGGTAGACATCAAAGTCATTAATGTATTCACCATTTGGTAGGTCAATAATAACAGTAGGTGTTTCTAGTGTTGGAAACCCTAACGAGTTGGGAGTTGTAGCATCTAGGGTAATCTTAAAGACAGATGATGAAGTTCCATTTGGATCATAGCCTGAGATATAGATAGCCTGTGGTCCTTCTGCAATACTAGACCATACCCAGGATGAGTTAGGATGTGTATAGAGCGCAGCAGGCAGTGAACCGCCACCGTGATTAGCATCTAATTCATAAATAACATTACCGATAGCAGCAATAAGACGCTGCTTTACATACCGGATAGTGGCACGAGTAGTGCCAGATGCGTTATAGATTTCAGCATCGGCAGGTGTAGCACCGACTGAGCCTCTATGGATGTGGGTACCATTAACAAAGAAATACTGCTTGCCATTAGTAGTAAGGCTATAGATAGTAGAGGCTGTACCAGCTTGAGCAATAGTTGTAGAAGCACCGGCGCTAGTAATCTTCTTGAGAGCAGTTCCATCTGTTACAAAGATGCAGTCATTGGTGCCATCATTGACACCGATCATCTGAGCAGGGGCAGCACCTGAATAGAATGAAGCAGTATCGTTAAGCAGAGTTGCCTGTCCTCTAGTCCAGACATCTATACCTTTAGACTCTGTGTACTGAAAGCGCAGTGACTCTTCTTGGATAGGCTCAAAATACTTAATCCCCGCTCCGAAGTGGAACGAGGATTGAGATCTAACCCACCAACCGGTGAGTGTCTGCTCACCAGGTTCACGCGTCTGGTCAATCTGTTGCTTGCGGTACTGCGCTGTGACTCGACGATAAGGTTGCTCATCGGAGGCAGCAAGAAAGAACGGAAGTGCAGCAAAGGCTACATCGTAGGCTGGCCCAGTTGGAGTATAGGTAGTAGATCCTGCAGGGTTGGAAAGTACATAGGGCAAGCCCTCGGTGATATCGTCGCCGTATGGCACTGTAACTCCTTAGTTGTTTGTTATTGCTGCGATCTCTTCACCTGATAGGCCAAGTGCTGCCAACTTTGCTTGAGCAGATAACTTGGCATCAGCCTTAGCCTGCTCTGCTGCTTCACGCTCTGCCTTTTCAATAGCAGCAGCCTGTGCATCTACTGCACGCTGCTCGATCTCTTCAGGCGTTAGGTCTACGTAGCTCTGTGTACCTTTAGCAAGGTCAACGATTAGTTTCTTATCAGCCATTTGTTTCCTCCAAGATGATTACGTGCGTAGCATCTGGACAAGACCAGGTGCAAGTATCTTCATCAAAGACCACGCTGTCGTGGCACTCTGGCTTAGGTGCAATGAAGGCATCGCGGGTTGCATCGTATGTGTAACCGATACCTGCGTAGTTCTTGCGGATGTTCCCGTTGTAACTGGTCTTAACCCAGGTACCACCGAGTGAGTTCATAAAGGCTTCGCCTTCATCTGGCTCGCTGTTATCGCCTACGAGTACTCGCAAGACAATGTTGTTCTCGTCTATCTCTGCCCAATGTGACATTTTATTTCTCCTTTATGCTGCTGGGTATCTAATAATAACAATTCCTGAACCACCGTTGCCACCTAAATAAGAGTTGGTAACGGAGCCACCTCCACCACCACCACCACCACGATTTGCAGTTCCATTTTGGGCAATAGTTGCACCAGATGCTCCATTACCACCACCACCTGTACCGCCTGCTGCGCCACTTAAATAATTGCTTCCACCACCACCGCCACCTGCGTAGGTAATTGATGTTCCCGTGAGAGTGTTTGCTAAACCATTTCCACCAGCACCAGCAACACCATTGCCACCATTTGTGCCAGCGGCTCCTGCTCCACCACCACCGCCGCCACCTGAAGTAGTAGCACCGCCGCCATAACCACTGCCGCCTGCGTTTCCTTGACCTGATGGCGAAGCTGCGCCACCTGCAGAAATAACTCCTACGGTTCCATCTGTTCCACCACCGCCACCAGAACCACCTGCGCCACCTGGTTGAAATGCACCACCACGCTGTCCACCATAACCGCCACCTGTGGATGTGATAGAACTAAATACAGAGTTAGAGCCATTAGTTCCAGGCGTAGCGGCTCCACTGCCACCAGCACCAACTGTGATTGGCAATGAAGTTAAACTTGCAACAGATAAACCACTGCCTGTTTTGAATCCACCACCACCGCCGCCACCACCAATATCAGCAAGCGAAGCGCCACCGCCACCTGCAACTACCAAGTAGTCACAAATAAGTCCTGTTTGCGGGGTAAAGGTTCCTGATGAAGTAAAGGTGTGAATCCAGTAAGTGCCGTCAAAGTCAATGATGTTTCCACCGCTAGCCTTTGGCGCAACGGTAGGTGTAGTGCCAAGGGCAGCTACGCCGTACAAGGAGAAGGTTGAGTTGGCTACTAGTGTTGTATTTAAGTGAGTCAATGTAATTGATGTGATAGCAGCAGTTGTAGTTGAAAGACAAGCAAGCATAAACAATTCACCAGCAGTACCGTTTGTTTCAAGAGCAGTATCTACTGAGAAAGACTTTTGGTTGCTGGATCTATAGTTTGGAATATAGATTTCTGAATTAGAAAATGTATTAGCAGTCATTGAACTTGTATCAACGTGCAATGAATAAGCATCAGTTCCAGAAAGAGATGATGCAGAAGAACCATTGCCATAGATACGTCGCCAAGAGTAACCAGTAGTAACTCCATTAAACTCTATCTTTACTGGACTATCGGTTCCTGAAGTTCTACCACTTACAACAATCTTCAAATCCGTATAACCAGTCTGCGGAATATTGGCAAAGGTTACCGAAGTAGCAGAAGCGTTAAGTTCAGTGCGTTCGAGTAGGACATAGTTATTTGGCATTATCTCCCCTTACGCCTTCAAGTAACGAACAATTACTAGACCTGATCCACCGTTGCCGCCAGTTCCACCACCGCCACCACCACCGCCACCGCCACCGCCACGATTTGCAGTTGCTGGGCTAGGAGTTCCATTACCGTTTTGCCCTGTTGCACCGCCGCCTAAACCACCAGGACCACCGCACGAACCACCACCGCCACCACCACCAAGATAGTAACTTCCACCTGAAAGTTGTCCTGCTCCTGTAGCAGCACTCCAAGTGCTATAAGTAGCAGTTCCTATACCACCAGTTGAACCACTGGCAGAACCGCCAGCACCAGGACCACCTGTACAACCAGTTTGGTTTGTTCCAGCGGTACCACCTGACGATGTATATGTTGAGTTAAAAGTAGATGAGCCACCAGCAGTAGCATTTGATGTAGGAACATCTCCTGAGCCATTGCCACCAGCTCCAACCGTTGCGGTATATCCAGTAGCAGTTAAAGAAATTCCACTATTCAAAACAGGTGTTGAACCACCACCACCACGAGCAGAAGTGTTATTCCAAGAAGTTCCACCACCACCACCGCCGCCAACTGTTAATATATCAGCGGTAATTGACTGCTTAGGAGTAAATGTTCCAGATGATAAGAAGGTGTGGTAATAATAAGTTGCATCGGAAGTAATAATACCGCCAGTTGCTTTAGCTGCTGCTTCTTGAGAGGCTATGCCATAAAGTGAGAGAGTTGTTCCGTTTCCGTAAAAATTTGCCCCTGCCGCAAAAACAGTTAAAGAAGTAATAGCCGCAGTATTACGCCAAAGTCCAGCAATCGCGGAAACTCCATAGCTTGGTGCGCCCGATGTTCTTCCTAAACCAGTCTTAAAAGTTGTCGTGTTTGCATAGTTAAAAATATGACTTATAGATACTCCTCGACCTGTATCTAAATTAGGCAATCCCATACTCGTATCGTTAGAGGCTCGGCCACTGCTGACGGAAGATCCGTTTCCATATAAATATGTTCTTGAATAATTAGCGCCAGTGTCACCGTTAAAACGAATTGGAAAATCAATATTTGCTCCAGTGGAAGTGCCTTCAATAACTAAAATTAAATCGGTATAACTTTGTGAAATAGAACTGAAAGTTACAGTGTTAGTGCTTGTTCCGCTGATGGTTACTTTGTCCAGCGCTACGTAAGTATTAGTTGCCATTTAGTTTATCCCATACAGTGCGAAGGATGAGTATTGAACGAATGATTGGCTAGATGGGGCAGTAAATGTAATTGAAGTTACCGCAGCAGTATTGCGCCAAGCACCAGATGCCAACGCCATAAGGCCAGAACCGTTTGCGTCATATCCAGTTAATGCTCTTATTGTTGTAAATTTATTAGTATCTGTATAATCTAAAATGTCAATTACTCCAGCCCCAAAAACGGATGCAGTTACTCCACCAAAAGGTGCATCGGGTCCCCACATATAATTAGTATTGGCATTTCCTTGTGCGCCAGTTGCGCTGCCAGTTCCATAGAGAAGGTGATAATTGTAATTTGTAGATGTATCTGAGTTTAAGGTAACTAATGCGCCGCCTTCATTTGTACCAGACCCACTGTATCTGCTTATTGCTCTAATCTGCAAATGTTTGTAAGTGCTAGGAATACCAGTAAAGGTTATCGTTGATACTGCAGTTGATCCAACCGTTACTGTAGCCAAAGAGTCGTAGGCTCCTGCTGGTTGCCAAAGGTTGGCAGACATTGCCGAAGCCATAATTCCTAGAATTGGCACTAGAAAGTCACCGTTCCTGTTCCTGCTGTAAATTCATAAACTCTATAACCACTGCGTGTTGGTTGTGTATAAGTCAGACCAACGCTAATTGATGTAAGAGGTGGATAAATATCTTGGTAAGCAATGATTACAATTCCAGAACCACCAGGTTGACCAGATACGCTACGTCCACAGCCGCCACCGCCACCAGTATTTATGCCACCTGCTTGTGGGTTATCGTTGGTAGAAGTTCCACCGTTACCTCCACCACCTGTGCCACCTGTGGCAACTGTTGTACTTGATGATGCACGACCAGCTCCACCGCCACCACCTCTAGTGGTTGCAGTTCCATTGATTGAAGATGTTAAACCGTTGCCACCTTGACCGCCTGTATCACCGCTAGCACCTGAAGCACCAGCAGCACCAGCACCACCACCGCCACCTGACCAAGAGTTTGATGAACCACCAGCGTTACCTTGTCCTGCTGGAGAGGCAGCGCCACCAGTGAAAGTGTTATATCCAGCACCACCGCCTGAACCGCCAGCGCCACCATTGCTGCCTGATCCACCATTACCACCACCGGCTGCAGTGATAGAAGAAAAGACTGAAGCATTACCAACAGCGCCTGCTCCTCCGCCTGCGCCAACAGTTACAGTTAATGGACTGCCTTCTGTTACAGCAAATGCAGTAGAAGTTAAATAACCACCAGCACCACCACCGCCTTGAGAGCTGCTTGCACCAGCACCGCCACCACCTGCGACAACTAGGTACTCAACAGTAGGAGTAACTAATCTTCCAGAAGTAAAGCCGTAAGCCTTTGCAGACAAGCCGCCTCTTGATCCAAGTATTGGTGACATTGTTTCCCCTTATGCAAATTTTGTTTGTGAACCAAGGACTGTGTAAGTTGGAGTTGCTGCTGTCTTAATAATATTTAACGAGTAAGCATCAATAGATGAAGCGTTACCAGCACTAGGTGCAGTTCCGCCTTGCCACTTTGGAGTAACGGCAACACCATCTATCTGATAGACAGTTGGGTAGTATGCAGTTGTACCGTTGGTGTTAAGGAATACAACAGTGATTGCATCACCCACAGCTAGCATTGAACTGAGTGTGGCACCTGAACTGCCTCGAATATTCAAGGTCCAGTTAGCAGTAGCGTTGGTTGTGTAGTACAAGACGCTCTGAGTAATAGCGTCAAAGTTAATTGTGCCAGTTGCTGCTGTAGCAGATACCGTTGTGCGTTCTTCTGGCGATATAAGGATACTGTTAGTACTTGTACCACCGGTAATTGTTGGAGTAGCCAAGGTGCCAGTATTGATTGTTGGGCTAGTAAGAATCTTGTTAGTTAGCGTATCGCTAGTTGCCTTACCTACCAAGGTGTCAGTTGCAGCAGGTAGCGTTAGCGTTGTACTGCCAGCTACTGCAGTTGCCTGCACTGTGGTAGTTCCAGATGTAGATCCGCTAAATGCAAAGGATGATACAGGTGAGGCATTGTTACGGAAGAAGATTAAATCAGATGAGGTAAGCACGTGCTTGATGGTTGCGCCAGCAGTATGTGATAGACCAGATACTCCAGCAGTTCCTGTGCCAGCCTGACCTCGACTGATGGTGAGTGTGTCACCAGATACGTTTGTTACAAAGACGATCTCTTCGTTGACCGTATCTACATCTAGTGCAACGGTGAAGATATCTACGTTTCCTGCAGCTAATGTAATACCACCCATTAAGGCTGTAGCAGTACCAGTTGCTACTGTTAGAGTAGTAGCAGTTGTATTGATACCACTGGCAAGCGTTGTCTCAACGCTAATACTTGAATATTGTCTAGTCATTTATCTGCCTTACTTGGTGTAGTGGATGCGGATTGGATACTTGTCTTGAAGTTTAAGCGCTTCGTCATTGAGTCTTTGTTGGAACAAAGCGTAGATATAACGAGATGATGCAACGCCTGCTGTGCTTGGAATCTTGGTATCGTTGAGATCAGCCTCTGCTGAACTTAGGTTGATACGACCAGCATCTACATAAGATAGCAACTTGTAGCAGGCTCCGAGGATTACTACCTCAACAGATGAACTAGGTAGTCCTGTTACGTCTGCATAGTCATCTGTGTTGTTATCTAAAGTATTAGGAGTAGTTGTGTAGTACACCTGTACTGTTCGTCCAGGCTGGATGTTCTCGTAGATATTTACTGTGTTTGTTGTATTAAATGTTGCAATGTTTGCCATTGGGTCTGCACGCCAACGGTTGATAGGTAGCCATTCAAGGCTAGAACCAGTTGTCTGCCAAGACATATAAAGGATTGATTCAACATCATCTGGCAGGGTATATGTTGTCTGGCTTGCATTAAAGGTAAAGGTAGTTGAAGCAACAGACCAGAGCTTAGGATAGAGGCTATTGATTACATCGTTGATAGCCTTCTTAATCATTGATCGTGGAAAGGTTGGACTAAGAGTTACTTGAGCATATTGTGCGTGTGGTGAGGCTGGCGTGTTCTGGTAGCCTCGACCAAATCCTGGAGCTGCATTAAGTGTGCTGCTTGCTTGGCTAAAGTTATCAATCCAGATAAGTTCATCATCAATTTCAATGATGCCCTTGGCTAGGTTAGAGCTTGAGCCAATAGTTATAGCAGTAGCAGTAGATGTTATAGCACTATCTAGGTAGGTTATTCTATCTTGGCGCAGGGTATAACCTGCTAGAGATGAGCGAACCTCATCTATCATATCGCTAAGTGTTGGCATTATTTCCTCTCATACCAGCCATCTCCCCATAGAGTTAGCAGTCTTGCAAAGTATTGCTCGTATTGTGGTGCAATAGCATCTAATGAATACAACGCTACTGCTCTCTTATGTATTGCTACTGGGTCTAAATCCTTGACCCATTCTGTTGCTACTGCAAACTCCATTGCATTTCTGCAACGGTATCCAGTTACTCCATTGGGGTTAGTCTCTGTGAAGGCTCCCCAGTCTGTGGTAATTGTCGGAGTTCCGCAGGCTTGCGCCTCGATCACCACATTACCGAAAGGTTCTATGTAAAGCGTTGGAGCAAATAGGGCAATAGCACCGCCCATTAACTTTGCTCGTTCTTCTGGACCAACCGGTCCTACCCATTCACCATATTCAATCTTTGGGTTATTGCCTGGGCCTGCCATAATTAACTTAACGCCTAGCTCTTTGCAGACGTGTTGTGCTACAACTAAACCTTTACGATCTACCATACGTCCTACGTATAGGTAGTAATCTTCCTTCTTCTCCTGTAGCGGAAACATCTCTGGTTCTAAGTAACCAGGTATTACCGCATCATAGAAGTTACCATCTACCATAGTAGGGTTCTTAAAAGCAGCATAGATGCTGTGCATCCAAGCGTAAGACTCAAAGACTTTGTACTGACTAAATACTCCGCCATAGCCAACGCCGAACTCTACGCTCATATAGTCTGGATAAGCATCTGCGATAGGCTTCTGTGAAGAGCCACCGATAAGACAGATAAAATCTTTCTTCTGTAGACGCTTGCCTAGTTGAATGATGGCGTTACTATTAAAGATCTGCCAGTGAGGTAGTGAATTATCAAAGGCAGCTTCGGTGTAGTGCTTACCGTCAAGTGCTTCATCCTGCTGTTCTTTAGTGATGCAGGTGATGAGTTCATCAACCGGTGCTTCGTTATCTTCTCCAGCATAGAGGTAGACCGTATGGCCTAGACTCTTCATCATTATACAAAAGCGCCTTACCTTTTCGGTATAAGCGCAGTTGACGTAATCTTTAGTTGTTTGTGTATGTGGCAGACTTATTACGTGGAATCTCATAGTGCGAGATTATACTATGTCCCCAACGATCAAGAAGGTGTTGCTGGCCGTACAGATCACTGTGGCGGCAGACTTGTTAGTTCTCAACTTGGGAGCAGTTGTTGTTGCTCCCGTTGAAAGAATAGTTACTCCAGCACCTTGAGCAAAGCTCACCTGACCTGCTCCATATTGAACTACGTGGACTTGGTCATTAGCGCTAAAGACTGATGGTGGCACTGTAAGGGTAATAGCAGCAGCGTTATTAAGAGTAACAATATCGCTAAGATCACCAATAACTAGCGTGTAAGAAGTACCAGTCTGAGTGTTAAACCCTGCGATGTTACCAACGCCAGTAGCACCAGTTGGTCCGGTAGGACCAGTTAAACCTGTAGGTCCTGTTGGGCCAGTGGCACCAACTGCACCAGCAGGTCCTGTAGCACCAGTGGCTCCAATGCCTCCTGTAGTACCCGTTGCTCCTACTGGTCCTGTAGCCCCGACAGGTCCTGTTGCACCTGTTGGACCTGGGACAGTACTGTCAGCACCAGTAGGGCCTGTGGCTCCTACGGGTCCTGTGGCTCCTGTAGGGCCTGGAACTGTACTGTCAGCACCTGTGGCACCTGTCGGTCCTGTGGCCCCTACAGGGCCTGTAGGACCCGTAGGACCAGGGACTGTGCTATCAGCACCAGTTGGTCCAGTAGCGCCTGTAGCACCTGCAGGACCAGTGGCACCTGTAAGTCCAGCAGGACCGGTTGGACCAGCAGCACCAGTAGGACCAGTTGGGCCTGTGGCTCCAGCAATACCTTGTGGACCTTGCTGTGCTGAGAATACTAAGGATTGGTTAGGTGTAATGGATTCAATAACTACATAAGTTGTCACAGTGTTACAGCCCCCGTTACGATAAATAAACCTTCAAGATATCTAGTGATAGTAGATCCGCTATTTAGTACTAAGTCATATGAATAACGACCAGGAACGATTGGCTCTGTAAGAGCTGCAGACAGGGTCACAGTCACAGTGCCTGTACCACCAGTAATGACCATACGACCATTTTCAGTAGTGGCAGTGATAGTGGTAGTAGTTGACCCTACGAATGGGCGCACTGTCATAGTTCCGGTGTAACCAGTAAGGTTAATCGGAACAGCATCGTTGTTGATCGAGAATTGAAAATTAAATGTTGTTGCTTGTTCGCAGATTAGATTAAATTTAGCACTCACGTAGAGACTCCTCTAAGAGCTTGCGCTGCAGGTAGTTGAAAAGTACCAGCGATGAGGTTACATACGCCGCTATAGTCAAGGCGGTTAGCGCTAGTCGTCCCCGCAATCGCATTTAATACTCCTACTGTGTCTGTTAAGTTTGTACTTACTGAACGCTGGACAGCCCACTGGCGAGCAGCAAGTGCTTCATCTACCATCTCACCTGGTGCTCGATAGGTGCCACCATTAGCAAGACGATTGAGTTCGTCTAATAGCGTTGTACCGTATTCTCCTAGTGCCACCTATATCTCCTCTACTTCTTCTTGCGTGATACTGCTGCGTTATCAACCAAGTTTGGATATGGTCGTCCTGCTGCTTGAGCACGCTTCTTTGCTGCTGCCTTCTGTGCAGGCGTTAGCGCCTTTGATGTTTTCTTAGGATTCTTCTTATCCCAAAATGCTACTTTCTTCATTTACAACTACAATCCCAAGCACGAAGTGACTTGTTAATTCTTGAGTTCGGATCTTTAGCTGTCTTGCTAGAAGTATTCTTTGCCTTCATTCCACACATACGACCACAGAAAGACTTGCGCCGTCCTGCAGACTTAGGTGACTTGGCAGCCTCAGCCTTCTTGACCGGAGGCTTGAGATTCATCCCCTGCGCTTTGGCAGAGGCGCGACCCTTGGCATTAAGGCCACCCTTTGGGTTCTTGCCTTCTGCTCTTTGCCACGCTGGAGACTTAGCCATTACTTCTTCTTACCCATCTTCTTCTTAGACATCTTTGCTTGTGATAGTGCAATAGCAACTGCTTGCTTCTTGCCTGTAACTACTGGTCCTCTATTAGACCCAGAGTTTAGAGTTCCAGCCTTAAACTCTTTCATTACTTTGGCAATCTTGGCTTTCTTAGCTGCGTTGTTCATTACTTGGCAGCCTTGCCCATTGCACCTGTCTGGATTGATTCGTAGGTGCAGTACTTCATAGCACCTTCGTATTGCTTGTCAGGTGTTGGGTACTTTGTGATGTACTCGTCTGATTCCATTTCCATCTTTGCGTAGTTTTCCATTATTGCTCCTTAGTTTTTGAAGGTCATTGCAATTCCATCGAAAGCCTTACCAGCCTCGTTGGAAAGTTTAACTGCTGCATCTATATCTTTAGACTTAGTAGAACGTGGTTCTATTCCTTGACGTGTTGCATCATAATAAGACTGTAGTTCTTTATCGTGCTGCTTAGCGGTAGGAATACCGTTAGCTCTCAGAGAGACTTCATTAACTTGTAAGCCTAGAACCTTGCAACCAAAGCAGGTTGCTACTGGTTCAGGATGATCTTCCCAATGCTTCATACCGGAGTAACCCAATCGCCGTATCCTGCATCAATGAGTACCTGTGCTTGGTAATCACTGATCTCGTACTCGTGACCGCCAAGGAAGTAATAACTAGCTGCTGCTAGATCATCTTGGCTAGGAGTCAATGTCAAAGTGACATTAGTTCCATTAACAATAAGTGTCTGACCACGTGCTACATCTGTCAGGCTGATTGGGATAGGACCGTCAATAGTGCCACCGTTAAAGCGGCGTCCAGCAAGGCGTGAGTACTTGGTGAACTCACTAGTTCCTGCGCCCCAGGTTTGCCACTGGTACGGTGTCATTAGCGTATATGCCATATCTAACCTTTCCTAAGTGACAGAGGTGGGTTTGACCCCACCCCTGCCGTTGCACTAGCGGAATTATCCGTTTGTTGCTGCAGACTCAATGCGATAGAGCGCTGCTTCACGAAGGCGTGCAAAGCCTCCGAAGTAGTACCAACCGATTGTGCGGAAACGACGGAGTGCATCAATCTCTGGACCGATAACGGTTGAGATGTCTGCAGCCTGTGCTTCAGCCAATG